CTTTCCATTACATCAAGTTCAACGCCGCTCAAGATGCTTAGTAATTTAAAAGCTTGGTCAGGCAATTCAACCGCTAACATATCAAAAGAAGCAATTGCTTTAGTAATTACATCTTGATCTGCTGCATCTTCATCTTCTAATCCCTGGCCGTTAGTTAGTGCACCAAACAATACTTTCAAATCATCATTTTCCTTCACTTTAGCCGTGTTTGCTTTTATCGTTTTCATGAGCTGCTTAAATTGCAATACATCAATTTCTTCAACTTCATGATTTTCTTTTTTAACGTTACCTTCTTGATCTTTGATTTTTAATGTAATAACTGTTGCCATGTTATTTTCCTCCTTGGAATGAAAAAGAGGACTGAATTCAGCCCTCTTCTTTTTTTTAGATTATTTTATTTAATTAAGCTGCAGCGTTTGGATCTTTTGCACCAAGGTAGAAGAAGTTACCCGGCTTAGTAGCATCAAAGTTGTCACGGATGAACATAGACATTTCAATAGTAACGTTACCTTGTTCATTAGCAGAACTACGGTTAAAGTCACCGTCAGACGCCATTTTATAAATAGTGATATCCAATGATTGATCTGCACCTAATACACGTGGATGGATTTTTACGCGTTTAGCTTTACTTCTTAATGAAGTTCCTAAAGCCGCATCCATTAACCCTACTTTAGCGCCTGATGTTGCATCAGTAATTGCTACAGTTGCAGCCATCGCTAATTCAAAGTTATCAATGCTTTCTTCTGCTGCAGTAATGGTTAATTTCGCTTCCCAACCTACTAGAAATTTATCATAAACTGATTCGCCAAAATCAGCTACTTTAACTTCTGAAAATTGAGGTGTAATAACTAATTCTCCACCTTCTGCTTGTAGGTTGTCTTTACCGTTAAAGCTCATTACGTTAGCACCTTCACCAACTGTAATATCTGACATACCAAAAGGAATGCGTTTAGTTTGTGGTGTTCCCGCCATTGTTTATTTCCTCCCTCATAGTGATTAATAAATTCAGTGAATATTCCATTACATCGCCACTTACACCTAAGCGGCTAGGTTCCGATACCGCTTCAATGAAGTACACGCGGTAACATGTTTCAAGCTCAGGAACGCAAACAAGCTCCTCCACTGTTTTCATGTGAAAGAGCTTGTATAATTTATGAGCGGTTACTTCTGCTTCACTGAAATCAGAAGACCGAATAAATATCATATATTCCGGGCGGCGTGTTTGCGCTTCATCATTTTTATTCGCTGCGCGGCCACCTTCATAATAAACCGTGCCTGTTCTATCAAGTCCGGTGTAATAATCAACGGACCATTCCAAATCAGGTTTAACCGGTTTAGCTTGATTCATCAAAAATTCTTGGATCATTTAGAATCACCTTCTAAAGTTCTATCACGGATGCGTTCGTTCATGCTGTTATAATCCGCTTCTGTAGCGTTAATAGCATTCTGCATGAACTTTCTGCCCGGCTTATATCCACGCCAACGAGCCTTGGTTAGCGTTCTTCTACCCCGTCCATTCAGATAGTAACGCGGATATTTCGCGCCATTATCATATTTGGTGTGTGTGCCTGGACGATAAGGTTCTTCATGTCGGCGCCATGCATAAACAGAACTAGAACCACCTTCAACCACAATTTCTTGTCCAACACGCTTTGCTTCATCAAATGAAATAGAATCTTCTAAATCCCCTTCATCATGATGAACCAGCGCTTTAGCGCCTTCTTCTACAAGCTTGCCGTACATAGTCATTTCCTCAATTGCGATTGCTTCAAAGTTTTCCGGCATTTCTTCAAAGAGTTGTTCCAGCTCTTTCATGCCTTGAAATCCAACATCAATATGATCTCTTTTTGCCAACGTAAGCGGTCCTGTAATAAACTTTTTTGCCGGAATAATTAAGTGTCTCTTCTAACACTGTTACATCACCCCTGATTACCTCGCCGAACCGGCCAATCCATTCAATCTCAGAACCGTATTCAAGTCGTGTATCAGATGGTAACCTAACTTTAAGTGTTGAAGTAAACTTGGTGCCATCTGTTTCTTTTACTGTAGATGCAAATTTAGTTCCATCAGACAATTGAAATACTTCTGATGTGTATTGCACACGGGCTTTAGAAGTATCTTTAGAGAACACGGGCTTTCCATATTTATCTTTTTCACTGGTAGGCGTATAGATTGTTACTTTGTCTTTCATTGGCGGTGCTGGCATATCAAATTAACCTCGCTGTTCTTGCGCTGCTAGGCTTGATTTCCTTTTCTTTCTCCCGCGCAATGATCTCAATTACATCAGGTGAAATTTGTTGTGTTATATCATATGAAAAAGTTATATCTTCCACCTTCATGCTTTTTACACCTTGACGTTTGAACATCGCGTGTTCTTCCTCTTCACCTTCAATCATGTAGACCGTTTGTAGGCCGATGACTTTAGGCGTAAGATACTTTTCATCATAGAAGTTGGTAAGCTTGTCATAAGCGGTGAATACAAGCTTCTCCCTATCTTCCATAGATTTTTCCGTGTACACATCCGTGTATTTTATAGATTCCAGATAGGCGTTGACTAATTCAAATTCATAGCCATACATAAAGCTTCACCTACTTTTCTTTAACGGCTTTTAGAAGTTCATCCTTCTTCATATCGTTATAGCCTTCAACGCCTTTTTCAGCGGCTATTTCCTTTAATTCAGGAACCGTTTTTTCTGCAAGAATACTTTCTTCTGTTGGTCCCACTTTATCACCAAGATTCTTTGCTTGGTCCTCAGTTAATTCAATTTCTGTACCTGGACCAACTACTTTATCTTTATAAACTAAATAGGCTTGTGCTTTATATTGTGGCATTCCATTCACCCTTTCTTTTTAAAATAAAAAAGACAAAGCAATTCGCCTTGTCTTAGAGCTTCTTCACATATCCAATTGACTCAAAATAATCTGCTGATTTTTCATCAATCTCAAGCGTTTCACCTTTCACTTTTCCATCAATTTCAGCATCTAACACTTCAACTTCTACTTTTTTGTTTTCCTCTTTTTTAGCAGCTGGCATGTTGACCACTCCTTTTCATTTATTCTTTATTTATTAAGGTGTATAAACATCAAGGTGACGGATTAAGAAAGGATTCTCTAGTGTTGGGAACCCTGCACCATATGTTTCAATTACTGAGCGAATAGGACGCGTTAAGTCCTCATTGTTCAAGTAAATGCCCGGCTGAAAATCATTTTCCAGTGTAGGACCTAATAGATATTTACCTGCACCCTCTGAAATCATGACAATGCGGTTTACAGGCATAAATTCACGTACAATAGTTTGATTTGTGGCATTGTCTTTATAAGTCATTTTACGCTCAGAAACAATGCGTAGCGGCGGTAATTCGTAGCTGTTTAATAGTTCGCTTACTTCCGCTTGATTCACACGTGTTGAACCAGCTGGACGCCCTACTTCCGCAATGATCTTTGAGTTAGTTAGAATCTTAGCGTTAAGTTCACGGGATACTAACAGTTCATCCGGTGTTTTACCGCTGTTTGCATCTGCATAAGCTTGAACTTGAGCTAATAAGAAACCGATAATATCAAAATCAGCTTTGTTGAAATCATTACCTGCAGTTAATCCTACTTTGTTTTCTGCAGGGATACCGAAATCGAAGTTGATTTTCACGTTGTTCCCGCTATATGCTAACGTACCTTTCATAAGTGCTTCTAATTTTGCTAACTGAATAAGGCGTAGTGTACCGTTCACAATATCAATGTTTCGAACAACAACCTTATCAATCATTGCAGCTTCTTCACGGTCATTACGCGCTTCATTAATTGCTACTAACTCTTCATACGTAACGATATCTTGTAAACCGAACTGAGCGATTTCACCCATACGATCAGCTATAGCGTTACGATCTACAACCGGCGGTTCTGAACCCATACCGATATATCCGGCCATAAAGTTATTTGTTTTTACAATGTCATAAGCAAATTGACGGTTAAACGTTTCTTCTGTAGGCATGTAAGCGTCCGCTAATGTAAGTGGTGCATTAGCAACCGTTTCATCTACTAGCCCACGTAATGCAGGCTTTTGGAATTGTTTTAAATGTGTAATACCAGCCATAATATAATTTCCTCCTTGTTTTTAGGCATAACAAAAGCGCCACCTGTTTAGGTAAGCGCCTGATTAAATATGTTTAACGTATCGAATAAGCGGGCGTGTAGCCGTTTTAAATGTTTCTGTTACTGTAGAAGGTAATTTAGCATCATAAACAGAAGCACGAATAAGAACTTCTCCTACAATCACATCGTTCTTACCATCGCAATCTACATCAACATTCAGTAAAGCGAATTCATCAAATCCCGTTGGAAGTGTACCAGCTGTAGCTTCTTTGTAAACTTCAAATTTACCTGATGTTGTGTTACGTGCAATAGGCGTTCCAACAGGTAAATATTTCGCTCCAATTTTAGCAGCGTCTAAAGTTGCGCCACCTTCAATGTATTGCATATGAACAGAAGCTAAAATGTTTGTACCGCCTTTGAACGGTGTACGTTCAGATTTTAAATTGTACGGCATTTGTTAGTCCTCCTTTTTATTTCGGTTACGTTTTGCCATTACACGTTGATAGCTTGCAACACCAACATCATAACCGTCTTTTTCTTTTGGCTTGGTGTTCCCTTTTTGAGTAGAACCAGCGGAATAAAAACCCTTTTTCTTTGTTGTTTTTTCTTCCTCTTCATCTGAATCTTCTTGAGCTTTGAGGTATTGCGGGAACTCTTCCTGTAACTCTTCAAATAGTTCATCCAAGTTTTCCGGCTCTCCATCTTCATCAAGCTCAATATCATCAACATTAATTAAACGAGCAAGCAATTTTGGATCAACGCCATTATCAATAGCAAATTCCTTTACTGTTGCACGTTTTTCTCTACGTTCAGCACGTAGGAGCTTTTCCTCTTTGGCTTTCAATTCTGATTTCAATTCATCTGCATCTTCATGATCTTCCTTATCAGAACCTTTGCCTTTGTCTTTACCTTTTTCAGCCTTTTCTTTGAGTTGGCGATACTCTTCAACGTCCACATCTTCAAACTTCTTCATACGCTTTCCAAGCTGAGTTTTTAGCAGTTCTTGATACTGCTTCTTTAGCTTTGGATCTTTTTTTATCAATTCTGCTAAATTTGGTTCATCATCCGGGTTAGTGTCATCATCATCATCAGGATCACCGCCTGAATCAGAAAAGAATTGAATAGGTAAGCGTACTAAAGGATGAAACGTTGGTTGAAATAATGGTTTTGCAAACATGGTCTTTCTCCTTTCCGCTGCTTGAGGTGCAGGAACCTATATACTCATGCAGTTTATAACGTCACCAGCATGGTTATGGACAAAATAAAAAGAGCAACTATTTAGCAGCTCTCATTTCACGTGACGCATTACGATATTTAGCTTTTACTTTTTGCCATGATGGACTATTAACCCGCTTCATTCTTCTAAAAGCACCGATAGTTTTAGGGGCACCGCTCCCTAACACGGCTTTATATCGCTCATACATCTTTAATTCCTCATGAGCTTTACGCCTAATATCCTGTTCTTTCTTGTAGGCTCTTTGTTGGCTAGTAGAACGAATATCTTCTTTTGGTTTCCAGGTCTTCCACTTATCCTTTTCCTTCTGAATCTCTTCTTTTGTTTTAAAAGCAATTACAAAAGGAATTATGGTGTGTCTGCAGTTAGGATGAAAAGGAGGTAATTGAACCCCGCCATCATTGATTGATTTAAAACCAGGATTATCACCGGTTAAGCTAATAACCATTCCTTGAAACCCTGCGCACACATGGCACGTTGGAGCGTGTTGACTTACTTTTACAAGGGTAACACCGCTCTCTATATAGCGGTTTGCAGCTCCTTGTGTATTAGCTTCACGCATTTTAGTTCTTACTACAGTTCCAGCGTATTTATCAACCCTTAACCTTCTGCGCTTTCCTTTTTTATCAGGTGCAGTTAAAAAAGCAGTTAACCCTTCTTCCTGGAATGCTTTTGCTAGTCTCTTTCTTACAACCCTATTGTGATTACCAATAATTAAACCATCTGCAATTTCTTTCTTAACCTTCTTCAACACCTTATTAATAGTGGTTCTAGTGCTTTTCTTAGCGGTCCTTATAGCTGCTTTTAAATCGGTTAGCGTATCACTAACAATCTTTTTAACTGCAGCAATGTGTATTTTTCGTTGGAACCCTTTTGCAATGAAACCTCTTTTAGTCATCGCATAAGCACCATCTGTTTTAGCTCCCGCTTTTTCTAATGATGCACTTGCTTTATCTACGGCTAGATAATATGCCTTCTCAAGCTCTTTTGGCATTACTTCACTCGCTTTGATACCTAAACCATCTAAAGCTTTTAAAATAGCTGAAATAAGCGCCTGAGCGTTTTTATCTTCACTTAGATTAGAAGCGAAAACAATTTTATTTAATATCTGTTGGATGACATCAGCAAAGTGTTCTATAA